GAGCAGGGCATCGACTTCGAGCAGCTGGTCGATGAGCGCAAGCGCGAAGAAGACATCCTGCGCGCGGCCGGTATCACGCTGGGCGCACCCGCGCCGGCAGCCCCTGCGGCCCCGGCCGCAGCACAGACCCCCGCAGAGCCTGCGGACGACGACGAAGACGAGGTAGCAGATGCCTGATCGAGCGATGAACCTGGACCGCGCGAGCGAGACCTTCCGCGCGGAGTTTCGTGCGGCGCTGGAGAAGCTGCAGGTGGGCGAGCGGATCCGCGTCGGCGACGTGGTCGGCGCGCTGCCCTCCAGCCAGCCGGCGCAGGGCGAGCGCGCCGAGCAGCCCGCGGTCGTGCAGTTCCTGGGCAGCCGCATCGGCCGCGAGGCGATCGACGAAGAGGGCCGCACCGTCGCGCTGTCGTTTTCCAGCGAAGAGCCGTACGAACGCTGGTGGGGCATCGAGGTGCTCGGCCACCAGCCTAGCGAAGTGGACATCAACTGGGTCGGTTCAGGGCGGGCACCGCTGCTGGCCGATCATGACACGAGGCAGCAGATCGGCGTGGTCCTGAGCGCCGAGCTGGGGACGGACCGGCGAGGTCTGGCAAGCGTGCGATTCGGAAAGAACGCGCGTGCTCAGCAGGAATGGCAGGACGTGCTGGATGGCGTGCGCGTCAACGTGAGCGTCGGCTACGAAATCCGCGAACTTGAGCTGGTGAAGCAAGAGGGCGAGGTGAAAACGTACCGCGTGACCGACTGGCAGCCGCTCGAAGTGAGCCTGGTCTCGATCCCGGCCGACATGACCGTCGGTGTGGGGCGCGAGGGTGGGCTGGAACTCAATCCGCCGGCCGTCGTTCCGGCCGCAGCGAAACCCGTGAAACTCAAGGAGACAGCAATGCCCGAAATCACCCTCGCCGACGTGACCGTCGCCGAAACCGCAGCCCGCGAAGCGGCCCAGAAAACCGAGCGCGAGCGCGCGGCCGGCATCCTCGAGCTCGGCACCCGGCACAACATGCGCCAGGTCGCCGAGGAGCACATCCACAAGGGCACCAGCCTCGAGCTGTTTCGCGGCCTGATGCTCGACGAGCTGCACAAGCGCGGCAGCGACAAGCCGCTGCAGAACCCGGCCGCCCAGATCGACCTGTCGGCGAAAGAGGTGCGCCAGTTCTCGGTTGCGCGCTACTACCGCAGCCTGATCGACAAGGACAGCAGCGTCGCCCCCTTCGAGCACGAGTGCGCGAAGGCCGTGCGCGAGGCGCTGGAGCGTGCCGGCCAGCACGCGCGCGGCAAGGGCAACTTCCTGCCCTACGACGTGCTCGCCTCGCAGGTGCCGGGCGTGCGCTCGGTCGACGGCCACCTGATGATCGGTGACCGCGTGATCGGCGCCCAGCGGGATCTGTCCACGTCGACCACCGGCGCCGGTGGCGCGATGGTCGCCACCGACCTGCTCGCGGCCGACTTCATCACCCTGCTGCGCAACGCCTCGCTCGTGCGCCGCATGGGCGCGCGCGTTCTGGGCGGCCTGGTGGGCAACGTCGCAATCCCGCGCCAGACCGCCAGCATCACCCTCAACTGGGTGGCGCAGGCCGGTGCATCCACCGAGTCGGACGCGACCTTCGCACAGGTGACCCTGTCGCCGAAGACCGCCCACGGCATCCAGGACGTGACGCGCGACCTGCTGCTGCAGGGCACCCCGGCGGTCGAGGGCCTCGTTCGGATGGACCTGATCGAGTCGATGGCCACGCAGCTCGACGCGATCGCGCTGCATGGCACCGGTGCATCGAACCAGCCGACCGGCCTCGCGGCCACGGCGGGTATCGGCTCGGTGGCCGGCGGTACCAACGGTCTCGCGCCGACGTGGGACAACATCGTCGACCTCGAGTCGGCGGTGGCCAACAACAACGCGGCCGTGAACGCCGTCGGTTACCTCACGAACACCCGCGTGCGCGGTCGCCTGAAGCGCACCCAGAAGTTCGCGAGCACCAACGGGCAGGAGATCTGGATGCCCCCGATGGCCGGCGACGATGCGGCGCTGTACGGCTCGCTCAACGGCTACCGGGCCGGCGTGTCGAACAACGTCAGCAACACGCTCACGAAGGGCTCCTCGAACGCGGTCTGCTCGGCGATCTTCTTCGGCAACTGGAACGACCTGCTGATCGGCGAGTGGGGCACGGCGGAGATCCTGCCGGACGAAGTCACCCAGGCCGCGAACCGGATCGTGCGGATGCACGTGTACCAGACGATCGACATCGCGGTACGTCGCGCGCAGTCGTTCGCGGCGATGCTCGACGCGCTGACGGTCTAACCGGCCGGCAGGTCACACGGTAGTGCTGCAGTACTCCGGCGCTGCGTTCCCCGCAGCGCCGGAGGTTGTGCCCACCCATCAAAAAGGACACCCGAACATGAAACGCATCCAGATCAACGACAACGTGCTGGTCCCCTCCGACGTCGAGGGCCAGATGAAGACCCTGTTCGTCGGCACCGTCGCCGACGTCGACGACAACACCGCCGGGCTCGTGGTGGCATCCGGCCGCGGGTCGTACGTGAAGAGGGACGACGACGGCAAGTACGAGCGGGCCGTGGTCGACACCACCCCGGTGGATCCGGCGGCGGCGGCCGAGAAGGCCGAGAAGACCGAGAAGCCGGCAAAGTAATCGGAGCCCGCTGACGTGCTGCCGTTCGAGAACCTTGGCGAGTTTTTCCAGCTCGGAGATTTTGCCGAGCTGGTAACCGTAGCTGGGGTTGAGTTTTCAGCGGTGTTCGACGCGGCGCACGTCGTAGGCCTTGATGTGGCAGGAGTTCGGCCGATGCTGACCTGCCGGGCCTCGGATGTCGTCGGGGTCGCGGTCGGCGCGGCGGCAACGGTTCGGGGGCTGGCGTACACCGTGCGCGAGATCCAGCCCGATGGCACCGGTGTCGTCGGGCTGATGCTGGAGCGCAACTGATGTTCCTGACCACGATCCGGCAGGCGGCAATCACGCTGCTGAGCGGGCTTCCGATTACCGGGGCGCGGGTATTCGACCAGCTGCCCTACCCGCTGGCGCGCGAGCAGCTACCGTGCCTGGTGGTCAGCGCGGCGGCGCCGGACGTGTTGCAGCAGACCGTCGATCTGCCGATGACGCTGCGTGCAGACGTCTCCATCACGGTCGATGCGTATGTCGAAGCGAACACCGGCGGGGTGTCGCAGCTTGACGACATCGCGGCTTCGGTGATTGTCGCGCTGGGCAGCATGCTTACCGCCGGTGGCAAGCCGCTGCCGGTCAACCTCGTTTCAATCGACGCGCCCGAGACAGACAGCGAGGGCGAGCGCGTCATCGGTCGCCGACAGGTCGCCTTCGTCGTCGAGCAGGTGTTTTTCCTCGCCAGCGATCCCGACACATTCATCTGACACAGGAGCAGTTCAATGGCCAACATCATCGCAACTGGCGCGCAGTTTGCGTTTGCCACAACCTACGGGGCGGCGGTCAACGTAACCGCTGCCACCAATGCGGCCAATGCCGTTCTGACGCTCGCTGCGGGTCACGGCACGGTTGTCGGCGACTTCGTCGAAATCGCATCGTCGGGTTGGGGCCGCGCCGAAGGCCGCGTGTTTCGCGCCTCCGTGGTTTCCACGAACGATGTCACCTTCGAGGGTCTGGACACGACCGACACCAGCCTGTTCCCGGCCGGTGGCGCTGTCGGTAGCAGCGTTCGCCGCATCACCGCATGGACCTCGATCACGCAGGTGGGTCGCGAAATCCAGATTACCGGCAACGAACTCGAGACCGGCGACGCGACCTACATCTCCGACCTCGTGCGAAAGAACGTCGTCCTGTTCCGCGCACCGACGAACGTGACCCTGCCGATTTTCTTCGATCCGTCGCTTTCCTGGGTGCCAGCGGCGCGCACAGCCACGAACGCCAACGCCATCCGAGCGATGCGCGCGATCTGGCCGGGCGGCGCGCGCACGATCTTCAACGGGTACGTGTCGTACTCCGACGCACCGACCATCCAGGACGGCACGCTGCGCACGACCTTCGAGCTGCTGGGCCAGTCGGTGCCCACCACCTACGCGACCTGATATGAGCCCAGAGCATATCGTCGCGCTGGCCGAGGCCGAGCGGGTGTATCAGTACCCGTGCGGCAACGGCTGGACATTCAGCGTGCGCCTGCCGGAACGTCGGGTGATCCGCCGCGCCGTGATGGGCGTGGGAGAGAAAGACTCAGCCGGCATGAACGAGGCGGCCGAAGGCCTGGCGCTTGCCAGCATCATCGGCTGGTCCGGGGTGACGCTGGCCGATGTCGGGCTCGGGAGCAGCGCCGGAATCGACCCTAAAGGTCCTGCTCCGTTTGTGCCGGCGCTCGTGTCGCCGCTGCTTGGTGACCGGCTGGAGGTCTTCGACCCGTACCTGCAGGACTTCATGCGGCGGGTGACGGAACGAAACAAGCTCGCCCAGGCCGACGAAAAAAACTCCGACAGCGCCTGACCTGGGAGTTCGACCGATCGAAGCCGTCCGCCGCCGAGGCGTTCGGGGTCGCAGCGGTCGAAGAACCTTGTCCGGCGCTGACCCCGGAGTGTGAGCAGGCCCTCGAGGTGTGGGGCCTGATCGGCGAATGGCGGGTCGAGTCCATTGCCCCGGCCTGCCAGTACGCAGGCGTCACCCGATTCGACGGTTTGATCGACCGGCTGATCATGATCAGAGGGCTGCTCGATGAGCTTCGTAGCCGGCGGCTTGAATCTTCGCGTTGATCTTGGCGCGAGCTACGAAACGATTCGGCAGCAGTTTTCGGATCTGACGACAAAGCAGGTGCGACAAGCCGCCGCGCGTTCGTTGAATCGGGTAGGCGTAACGGCGCGGCAAGTTGTGGCGCCGGTCATCGCAAAGCAACTGAACGACGCATTGCCGGAGCCAGTCATTCGGCGAGCGATCAAGTTCAGGAACGCTCGCGGCGATCGGCTGTACGTGGATCTGCGCGCTGTAGGGGGGCGACGGATCGCTGCAAAGCTGTTCAAGCCAAGGCAGACCCGCGCCGGGGTCACGATCAGGATCGGGCGGCGTACGGTGCGCATAGACAAAGCGTTCATCACGCCTTCGGGTGCGGTAAGAGTTCGGGGCCCGAGCTGGAAGCCGCAGTTCTTCGATCAGGTTGAGTTGCGCAACAAGCGCACGGGCTACCGGGGGAAGAAGAAGAAAGACGCGCGTCCCGACTATCCGATCCCGCAGATTTATGTTCCCGGCGTGCCTCGCGTGTTCCTGGAAACAACCGTTGTCGACACCGTGCAACGC